GGGATTTCCAAACAATGAATACACCTAAAATAATCGGCCTCTGTGGCTCCAAGGGTGTGGGTAAAAGCACCTACGCCAAGTCATTCGAGGGAGCCGCCATCCTGTCATTCGCCACCCCGATCAAGGAGATGCTCAAGGTAATCCTACCGCATCCCGCTTGGCTCGAGAAAAAGGAGGAACCGATACCAGGCTTCCCCGATGGAATAACTGTCAGGCGGATGCTTCAGGAGTTGGGAACCTCCTTCGGTAGGGAAACTATTTACCCAAATCTATGGGTCGATATTGCCATGCGAAAGGCCGAGGATCACCTGGGCAGGCGACTGATCATATTTGATGACATTCGATTCCCCAACGAGGCGTGGGCGATCAAGCGACTAGGCCACAGGCATGAAATCCTAACACAGATCATTCATATTTCAAGGAAGGGACATGAGCCCGATGAGAATGATCTCCATGTCTCCGAGGCGGGATTGCCAAAGTATTTCATCGATAAATGGGTGACTGTGGATGAAGAAGGAGAGGCGACAGAATAACTCCGTCCGTAAGATGGCGACCGATGCGAGGCTCAAACAAATGCTTCGCTCGGTCCCATCCGATCATGCCGGATTTACTCAGGATGAAATCGCACGAAAAGCAGGCGTTGCCCGTGAAACCATCTCCAAGATTGAAAGAGGGGCGATGCTAAAAATCACTGAGCAGATCGCCCGACTACTCGCAGAAGAATAATGGCCACCCTGAAAGGAGATCTCCGCAGATTGCTCGAGAATCTGCCAGCAGGTACACTGTCTCACCACGACATCATCCTGCGAATAGCCCTCGTGGTGACCAGGCATATCGATGATGCGAGTGAGGCGGAACGGGCAGTCGAGCATATCCTCCGAAATGTATCCCATCGGCCCAACCAACCTTCCGAGGTCAGGAACGCTGTTAAGGGAGCCTACGACCGCCATCAGAATCCTCACATACCCTCCACGATCAAGGTCACTCAGCCCGATCCATCCCTCAAGGAACAGAATCTAGGCGAGGCAGGACTATTCGAAAAATACACAATAAAATCAGACCCCATTCCAATGAATGCCGGTGAGGCGGTCAGCAAACTATTCGATCCATCCGAGTATATATTTATACAGCGTCAGGTGGCCGAGAAGGGCAGGCTCTTACCCGCATCCGATTGGATCGCTCAACCCGATCTTTCCCAATACCAGTTCATCACCTATAACACTTTCCCCTCCCAAGCGACCAACCGATCAGAATCCCAGGTGCTCGGACGGAAATATCTGCTCCACGAAACAGATGATCCGTCCCTGACCTTCGAGCAACAGCTTGGACTGATTAAGCGACTCGAGAATGAGGCCGAACTCAAGATGATCGTAAACTCAGGAGGCAAGTCCCTCCATGCCTGGTTCAAATGGACTCCCGGCAATAAGAAGGCATTCCTCGAGCTATCCCAAAAACTCGGTGGAGATCCACGATTTAAACTAATGAACCAACTTTGCCGGCTACCCTGGGGAACCCGCCGTAAAGAGGCCAGCCTGCCAGCCGCCCAACCGATCATCTTTTGGAAGGATTGAATGATCCACAAGTTCTTCCTCAAAAAAATGATCGCACGACGGTTTATTAATCTAGGCGTTCCCGTAAAGGATGCCTGCCACTTTGCCGATCAGATGGATGATGAGAACTCCGTCCTGATCGTCCGCGATCCCGATACTTTTAAACCCGATATTATCATATTAATTAAAACAAAACATAAATAACAACATAACATGGCCAGAAGAGAAGACTACCTAACACCCGAAGTGCTCGCCGATGTGGATGAGGTGGACCGATACCTCGCCTCCAAGGGCAAGATCGATTACCCAACCCATACCGAACAGGATTCACCGCCCACTGCTTACTCCATAGCAATCGATGATCCGCTCCCTCCACCCAAGTTCCTATCCCTCGAGCAGATGATGACCCATAACACCGATCCCATGCCCAAGCAGGTCATCGAGGGTGTCCTCCACAAAGGCTCCAAGATGATCATCTCAGGCTCATCCAAAGCCGGTAAAACGCTCTCCCTCCTACACCTCGGCCTAGCCGCCGCCAACGGGTCCACCTGGTTAGGCCACCGCACAGCCACCTCCAAGGTAATCTACCTCGACTTTGAACTTAAAAAACGCATTGCCGCCCGCCGAATAGCCGAGATGGTCAATGCGAATGACCAGTATGACCCCAAGAACCAAAACTTTATGTACTGCTCCCTACGAGGCCAGTCCCGTACTCTCGAAGACCTCGTACACCACATCGAAGATCTCGAGAACCACCGCCCTGACCTCGTAATTGTCGATCCCTTCTATAAACTCGCCACTGGAGCCGATGAGAACGATGCCGGTGCTATCTCCGAAGTCGTAAACCGCATGGAGAAGTTCTCCGAAAGACTCGACTGCTCCTTCGTCTATGCCCACCACTTCTCCAAAGGAAACAAGTCTGACACGGACCACATCGACCGGGCATCAGGGTCAGGCGTGTTTGCCCGAGATCCCGATGCCATCCTTACCCTGACTCCCCACGAAGAAGAGGATCACCTGGTGCTCGAGGCCACCCTCCGAGACTTTCCGACTCCCTCACCCCAAGTCGTAGAATTTTCTTGGCCGAACTTTATCCACAAGCCTGACCTCGAACCCAAACTCCGAAAGCCTGGGCAGACGAAAGCCAAAAAAGATCGCCTGAATAAACTGTCTGATGCTCTTGTCGAGTTGCTTAAAATTAATTCGATTATGGGTCTGAATAATCTAAAAATTAAGCTCGAGGAGAAAACAGGTGAAGAAATTCATCCCGATACCATCAGAAATATTATAAAAAAGGATGAAAATATTATTGTACAAAAGAGGGGAAAAGGTCTCGAAAACATTTATAGTTATAGGCAGGATTAGTGTCTCAACTCTGTCTCAAAAGTAGTAGTCGTCGCCTTATATAGAAACAACGACTACTACCCCTAAAAGGCTAGAGGTAGTAGTTGCCCGCCCTGCCGGGCACAACTACTACACTTGCCTAGCCATAAAAGCGACGACTACTTAAATCGAATGAAAGCATACATCGTACAACTACTCACTCGGAGGAGGAGAATAACAGGAAAGAACCCTGTGCTCGTAAAAGCCCACACTCGGATAACATATCTGACACAGCCAACCTGCCAAGCTGGCAATCCAAGGATTGCAGGTCAGGCGGATGTCTCTACATCCGAAACCTCAGCATCGACTACCTTCTCATCTTTCAGATTGGCAAGCTCGGCTCGGATCTCGTCCAGGCTCAAAGATTTCTTTACCTCTATGGTTTGGGTAGGCTCGCCTTCATATTGTCTGTGCTTGTCGATTAATATGCCGGTGGCGATTGGCAGGACTCCGTTTGGTATCTCATCGTCTTGTAGCTTCGTTATGAGCTTTTCTACGGCAAGATGAGTCGCAGTGCCAATTAAGGATCGTAAATGCTTTTTAGACTCCTTCAGGGTATCTCCTTCACGGGATTTAACAATAGCTATGGTATGCGGTGAAACTTTACAGGTTTTGCATATCTGTTTGATTGTCGATCCTTCTGCCAACATTTTAACAACCAAGGCATAATCCTGTGGTCTTTGATCGAAGAACTTTTGTCCTGTGAAGATGTTTGGACAAGCTTCCTCGGTCTTCAAGTTTGCCGGAAGGTTCTCTGCTCGCTGGTATACTCTAGGTCTTTTGGTAGGCATAAAATCAATCGGTGAGATAATTTGAGAAAGTATTTTAAACTAGGGATCAGGCAAGCCTAATTAGACATAATCCTTATTATGCGTAACTCGTAAAAATCTAGTTTTGTTACGGATACATATATATATCAGCGACTTACGCAAAAAACACCACATTTCGCACTATAAAAAATATTATGATCCTGACAAACAGACAGGGGGGGAGGGGGTCAGGTTGAGCGGTCTGCCGGCCACCGCGACCGATTATGTCCCATAAAAAAATTCTGACAAATTGCCCCACCCGATGTCCGCCCACCCGCTCCATCTGCTAACATGGACATTATGCCACTCGAATGGACACCCCATCCCGCTCTCCCGCCCCTCAGCAAATCGGAACTCCTGCGGATGACTCCTGAATCGATTTTGGCGTATTGGGAGACCAGGGAGCAGGCTATTAAAGATGAAAAGGATGATCCTTACAGATGTGGCTTTGAATTGGATACCTGGAAGCGGGCAGATGAACAGTTAAAGACTCACTCGGAAATTCTCGTTATGGGAGGGAATAGGGCAGGAAAGTCTGAATGGGCAGCCAAGCGGGTAGTTCAGTGTCTCGTAGAGAACCCAGGAACGATCATATGGTGTCTTACGGAGACATCGGCCAACAGTATACAGTTCCAGCAGAAGCTAATATTTAAGTACCTACCAAAGGAGTTTAAATCGTTAGGTAGGGGTAAGGTCGGATATGTCATGTACAGCCTTCGTAATGGCTTTACTGCATCTAAATTCACACTGCCTAATCGCTCTGAGTGTATTTTTAGATTTTGGCAACAGGACATCAGCACAATCGAGGGTGGAGAGATCGGAGTTCCGCAGGAACCGGTCAACGGAACCCATAATATCGGCTATTGGGCAGATGAATTGGTACCGATGAGCTGGGTAAATACACTTCGTTTTCGGACAGTTACCCGCAATTCCAAGGGAATTATCAGTTTCACGGCCGTTGATGGCTGGAACTCGGTGGTAAAGAGTATGCTCACAGGAGCAAGAACAGTGGAATCGGCAAAAGCGGATCTTTTGGACGGTGAAGAGGTTCCCCTCGTTCAACAGCCCATCCGCAAAGCCAGCTCTGTGGTGTATTTTCATACAGCGGCCAACCCCTTTGGCGGTTGGGCGGCGATGAAGAATCAATTGGAGGGGGAGAAGAGGGAGACTATTCTCTGTCGTGCCTATGGAGTCCCTGTGAGGCAGTCTAGGGCTGTGTTCAAAAATTTGACAGACCGCAACTATGTACAG